GTTAAATTAACAGATATACAAAGTGCTAACGATTATAAAAAGTCTATATTATGAAAAGGTTGGTTATAGTTATCTGGTTAGTTTTAATAATGATAGGGTTAGTTAGCTGCAAAAATATTAGTGAGCAACAAAAGGAAGAACAACCTAATGATTTACGAAAACAATTTGAAGAATGTAGAGCTAAATTTTATGTTGAATATCCAGATGAAATAATTAGAACAGATTGGCACAAATGTATGGAAAATAAACAGGAGAGTGAACATTATGACACAGCACAAGGATAAGGTTAATAAACAAAAAGAACTTTTAGAAAAAGAGAAGGCAGCTAATCGTTGGACTTCTATTGATGCGAGAATTATAGATGGTGAATGGACACAAATCACTACAAGATATGCATCTGGTAAAGAGGTTACTGAATTTAAAGATAAACGCAAGAAGGATATAATAGAAAATGGCAACTAGAAAATGGTCAACCAGGCATGAAAGAGTATCTCCGACAGGTGTTAAAGGTAAAAAGACAAGTCAAGGTAGAGGTAATGTTAGCACTTCAACCATGAACAAAAATAAAAAAGCTAACAGAAAAGTAAAATATCGAGGGCAAGGAAAATGAAATTTAAAATCATAGTAAGTTCAATATTATTAACATTAATTATTGCTTTTTTTAATGTAGTTAATATAGGAGCTAACGACATTGAAACAAACCAGGATAATATTAACAAATTAAATATATCTTTCTTATCTTTAAGTAAAGAGGTTAAAGAAATAAATAAAACAATAGAAAGATTAAATAAAATTAGAGCTGGGCAACACACTACTATTGAGCTGGTCTCTAGGAAGGTAGATAGAATTGATCAAATTAATTCAGAAATATATTCTATTTTACAAGAGCTAGACAGTATCATTAAAACACCCTCTGAAACTCCTTCAGAAACAGTAGAAGAAGAGGAAAATTTAGGAGTGAATGCAGGACTAGGAGTATTAACAGGAACACATGTACTAGGTTTAGAAAGTCCTTTGGATTTAGAAACAGAACCCGGTCTAAAAGAAATTGAAGAGCCGGTTATTGTCCCTTGTCCTAAAGCAACCAACAAATTAGATTTCAATAAGTATATTAAGAGTGTTAATATAAGAAGAAAAATGGAGTTTAATGTTTTGTATGTTGTTGCTAGTGGTAAGGCCCAAGACATAACAATCGAAGGAACATTAAATTCTAGTATGAGAAGAGCAGCATTAAGATATGTTAATGATTTAACTTTTCCATCTGGAACATATACAAACTGTGTGATACCATTTACAATTAATATTTAAAGGAGATCAAAGAAAATGAGCAGACTGATACATTTAATAAGACAATTCATGGGCAAGTGTCCAAACTGTAAAGGGTTTGGTACATTTCCAGACGGAACAACTTGTAACGCTTGTTGGGGTTCTGGAAACGATTAACAAAGGAGAGATAAAATGAATGACATTTCAGAATTAGGAGATAATTTTAGAATATTATCTAAAGATCAATACAGAATTTTTATAAAATATTTTGATAAAAACTATCGAGAACTTTATGAATTAAAAGAAACTTATGAAGTTCATAAGATTGGAGACAATTTTAAAGTAACTTTATCTGATTCAACAACATTAGATTTCGATAATATTTTGTTGGAAATAAGTTGACAAGTTCTGGCGAAGCCAGTATACTTGTTGTGCAATAATGCCAAAAACAAAGGAGTAAATATTATGGCAATACAAGAAGGAACAGCCTATTGGGCTAGTGTAACAACACCTAATACTAATTTCGAGCCTGTTTATACAGTCGATTTAGTAGTCAGTGATGATGTAGCTAATGACTTTGAAAGTCGTGGCTTTAGAGTGAAAACTTTAACAGTCCAGGATGAAGTTGTTGGTAGGGCTTTAAACATTAAAAGAAAAGTTAATGGGCCTAATGGAATGGTCAGAAAAGCACCAGCTTTAGTTGACCAGAATAAAGTGCCTTTAGATGTAGCCGTTGGTAATGGCTCACGAGTTAAAGTTCAATATAACGAGTGGGAAACATCTAATAAGTATGGAGATTTTAAAGGTTTGGATTTCCAAGCTATGCAAGTCTTAGATTTAGTATCTTATAAATCCGGAGACGGCGATGAGTTTGAAGCTGTTGAAGGTGGAGAAGAGTTTTAATGCAAATTAAAATAGAAGATAAAGTTTACGATATTAACAAAATTGAAGACGATCAGATTAAATTAGACGCTAATGTTTTAATAGCAAAAATAAATCAACATCGTTTAAATGCTGAAGGTTTTCAAATTTTAGTAAATACTTTTGAAAACTCTTTAAATGATTTATTAAAAAAAGTATTTGGCGAACAAGAATCATCAGTTAAATCCGTAGACAAATCTTCATAATGTTTGAGGATTAAGTCTCTCCTGTGGCTAGGCACTAGATTAATTTCTGGTGCCTAGTTTTTTTAAAAAATAAACTATTATGAATCAATCTAAATTTATAGCACTACATAAACCTTGTCCATCTTGTAAAAGTAGTGATGCCCTTTCAATTAACGAAGATGGATCAGCAAAATGTTTTAGTTGTGATAAGTTTTTTCCAAAATTTAAACAACCAAACTCTACAATTAACAAGAACTATACTATGCAACAAACTACACACCAATCAAATAAATTAAATGCTCATGGTGGCATCTTCGGTAAACTTATAGACAGAGATATATCTAAAGAAACTGCTCAAAAATATGGAGTTAAAGTTGTTTATGACCAGACGGGAAGAATAGCTCAACACATTTATCCTTTATATATCCAAAACGAATTAACAGCAAATAAGTTTAGATACATAAGAGATAAAAGATTTTCTTTTGATGGCTCAACAGAAGGAGTTGGATTATTTGGACAACAATTATTTAAAGAGGGTGGTAAATATTTAACCATTGTTGAGGGAGAGTGTGATGCTATGGCTGCTTATGAGTTACTAGGATCTAAATGGGCAGTAGTATCAATTATAAGAGGAGCAGCATCAGCAGTAAAAGATGTAAAAGAAAATTTAGAATATGTAGAAAGTTTTGATAATGTTGTTATCTGTTTTGACACCGACAAAGTTGGAAGAGAAGCAGCACAAAGAGTAGCAAAAATATTAAAACCTGGTAAAGCTCGGATAGTCTCTTTACCAAATGGATGTAAAGACGCTAATGAAATGCTACAAAAAAATAAGTTTTCAGAGTTTGTTAGTTCTTGGTGGGATGCAAAACTTTATACTCCAAGTGGTATCATTAGAGTATCCGAAAAACAAGACCAATTTTTAAAGAGAGATAAAAGGGAAAGCGTTCCTTATCCTTGGTCTGGATTAAATAAAAAGTTATATGGTTTAAGACAAGGAGAATTATTAACATTAACAGGTGGAACAGGTTTAGGTAAGTCTAGTATTACTAGAGAATTAGAACATTGGTTAGCGAATACAACAGAAGATAGAGTAGGAATTATTGCATTAGAGGAAGATTGGAGAAGAACTGTGGATGGTATTCTTTCTATCGAGGCTAACTCCAGGCTTTATATTGACCACATTAGAGAAGATTTTAGTCAAGATACATTAAAAGAAATGTTTAATAAAGTATTTAAAGACGATAAAGTATTTGTCCATGCTCATTTCGGAACGAATGATATAGATGATATATTCGCTAAATTAAGATATTTAATAGTAGGCTGTGATTGTAAGTGGGTTATTGTAGATCATTTACATATGTTAGTTTCAGCAACAGTAGAGGGTGATGAAAGACGGGCCATTGATTCTATAATGACTAGACTTCGCAGCATGGTAGAAGAAACAGGAGCAGGTATTATATTAGTTTCTCATTTAAGAAGGGTGATTGGGAATAAAGGACACGAGAATGGCATTGAGGTTAACCTATCTCATCTGCGTGGTTCAAATAGTATCGCACAGTTATCTGATTGTGTTATTGCCCTTGAAAGAAACCAACAAGCTGATGATGAATTAGAATCTAGGACAACAAGATTAAGAATTTTAAAGTCTAGATATACTGGAGATGTTGGGATGGCTACTACTTTAGTTTATGATAAAGAAACAGGAAGACTTTCTGAATATGAAGATACAGAATTTGCCAATGAAGATAACGATGAGATTATACCCTTTTAAATATGAATTTAATTTTTGATATTGAAACCAATGGACTCTTATTTGAGGAGTGGTTTAAAGATAAGGAGACAAAAGAACTTGTATTAACTCCACCAGCTAATACGATTTGGTGTATTGTAGCTATGGATGAGGATGAGAAAATTTATAGTTTTGAACCTGGCGAGATAGATAAGGGAATAGAATTTTTAAAATCAGCAGACAAATTAATAGGTCATAATATAATAGGATTTGACATACCAATTATTAAAAAGTTAAAGGGCGTTGATTTATATAAAAGTTGCGAGGTATTAGATACATTAGTTTTATCTAGATTATTTAATCCTAGTAGAGGTAATTCTCACAGCTTAAAAGGATGGGGAGATAAACTACATTACCCAAAACAAGAACAACCAAACTTTTCAAAATACTCAAAAGAAATGTTAAACTATTGTATTCGAGATGTTAAATTAAATAATAAAATATTATCTATTTTAAGAACAGAAAGTAAAGGCTTTTCTAAAGAAAGTATTAATATAGAACATAAAGTATCAAAGATAGTTACACAACAAGAGATTAATGGCTTTTTGTTTGATGAAAAACAAGCATCAATATTATTAAGTATCTTATCTAAACAAAAAAAGGATATAGAAAATGAAGTTCATAAAAAGTTTAAACCAAAATGGGTAGATGTAAAAGAGATTACACCTACATTAAAAAACAATGGAGAATTAAAAAAATCTGGGCTATCAGATTATGAATATGCAGAGATACAACTGACAGGAAATATGCAGCCTTTTATGAGACAAGAATTAAAAGAGTTTAATCTTGGTAGTCGTAAACAAATTGGAGAATATCTAATAGACTTTGGTTGGAAACCTAATAGGTTTACACCAACTGGACAACCAATTATAGATGAGAAAACTTTATCTAAAATTAAACACATACCAGAGGCCAACCTAATAGCAGAGTTTTTGTTATTACAAAAAAGAATATCACATATAACTTCTTGGATTGAAGCTACTAAAAAAGACAATCGAGTGCATGGTTTTGTTGTTTCTAATGGGACAATCACTGGAAGAATGACTCATTATAAACCCAACATGGCTCAAATACCTTCTGTTCATAGTCAATATGGTAAAGAATGCAGAGCTTGTTGGATAGTTCCAGAAGGTTATAATCTTGTAGGTGTAGATGCAAGTGGTTTAGAAATAAGAATGTTAGCACACTACATGGCTGACGAGGAGTATATAAATGAAGTTATCAACGGAGACATTCACACAACTAACCAAAAATTTGCTGGACTTGAATCAAGAAATCAGGCTAAAACTTTCATCTACGCCCTCGTTTACGGAGCAGGAGATGCAAAAATTGGGAGTATTATTAAAGGAAGTAGAGCAGAAGGTAAGCAGTTGCGAGAACGCTTTCTTATTAGTCTCCCTTCATTTAACACACTTAAAAAACGAGTTGATGTTGCAACAAGAAAAGGATTCATAACCGGATTAGATAAAAGAAAAATTTTCATAAGACATTTTCACGCTGGATTGAATACTTTATTACAAGGCGGTGGATCTATTGTTATGAAACAAGCTTTGATTTTACTTGATGAATCTTTAAATCTTAACAATATTAATTATAAGTTTGTTGCTAACATACATGATGAGTGGCAGATAGAGGTCCAGGAATCACAAGCAGACTTTGTTGGAAGACAGGCTGTTAAATGTATAGAAGATGCTGGGAAACATTTTAACCTTCGTTGTCAATTAGATGGCGAATACAAGATAGGGAGTAATTGGAGTGATACACACTAATAATATAGAAAGAGTAAAAAACAAAAAATTTGAAGACGGAGAATGGTGGTATGTAGGTCAGGCAGATGGAAGACGTAGAGTATCTGCTCATGTAGGAAAGAACGAAAGAAGAATGTTTGTTAATGGTAAATACATATCTAAAGATCATCCTCTTCATAAGGCAGGAAACTACAAAACTTTTGAACAAGCAGCTTTTAGCTCACTTGCTAAATATTCAAATACAAAGGAAGGTCAAGTATATATTATAACTAACCCTGCTTGGAAAGGTTGGATAAAAATTGGGATGGCTATAGATTCAAACGACAGGTGTAATTCTTTTCAAACCTCTTCACCTTTTAGAGATTATGTTTTAGAATATAGAAAAGATTTTAAAGATAGAAAACTTTCTGAATTAAAAGCTCATTCTGCATGTAGAAAACAAGCAATTGAAACTAACGGAGAATGGTTTAAGTTATCAATAGAACAAGCAAAAAAAATAATTGAGAATATAGATGAATCATAAAAGCTTGGATACATTAGTAGACGATATATATAAAGCAATAAGTCCTTTATCAAAAGGTAAGCCTATAAAATTATCTAAAAAAGATCTAAAAGAATTTGGAAATGATATGACATTAGCTTTAGAAAGCTGGGCCTCTCCTATTGAAAGGGACACAACCAATAAAAATACTTTAAGAATGTCTAATATTGGTAGAAAAAATAAGCAGCTTTGGTATGATTTAAATTTTAAGAAAGAAGAAAAGGAATTACCACCAAGTCTTTTTATTAAATTTTTATATGGTCATTTATTAGAAGTATTACTTTTATTTTTTGTTAAACTATCCAAACATAAAGTTGAATCATTGCAAAAAGAAGTTTCAGTTAGTGGAATTAAAGGACATATGGATTGTAAAATTGATGGCGAGGTTGTTGATATTAAATCTGCGTCTGGCTTTGCTTTTAAAAAGTTTAAAGACGGGACACTAGCAGAATCTGATGCCTTTGGTTATTTGTCTCAACTTGCTGGATATGAAGCAGCAGAGAAAACTAATGATGGTGGCTTTCTAGTAATTAATAAAGAGACTGGGGAGTTAACATTTTTTAAACCTGAAGATTTAGATAAACCAAATATTAAAAACAGAATTAGAGAAGTAAAAAGAATAGTTAAAAGAAAAACCCCACCAGATTTTTGCTACCCCACGATACCTGAAGGCAAGTCTGGCAATATGAAATTACCTAGAGAGTGTACCTACTGTCCTTATAAATATGAATGTCACAAGTCTTCTAATGATGGAAAAGGGTTGAGAGTTTTCAACTACGCTAAAGGGCCTACATATTTTACTAAAATTATTAACGAGCCAAAGGTTGAAGAGGTTTTATGAATGGTAGAAAAGCAAAAGCAATAAGAAAAAAAGCTCTAGAAATATTATACGAGTGGATTAAAACTATGGTTAGTCCTGAAGAAGCGAAGAAGCTTACTTATACTAAAGCATTAGAACTATTACCAGATGAAACACATGTCTATGCAAATAGACAATTGTTCTTATCTGCTTTTTCTTTTAAATGGATTATTAAAAAAATTAAAAAAATTGAAAAAGAAAAAAGTTTAAATTTAATAAATTTAAAAGATATACAAAATGAATTATAAATTTAATGAAGATAAAATATTAGAAACTATTGGTCAGCATATTGATGCTACCTATAA